TTTCAGCGGGGTGGAACGCCACAATCTCTTAGCTCTGCAAATGTAGAGATAATCCCAAGCGTTTTAGGTCGGCAAGATGTTGAAATGTATAGTCCATCATTGCGGGCTGCTGAAGGTTTAAAGCAAGAAAAAGGCACTTACGAACAATTGCGTAAGATGATGCTGAATGAGGGCGCAAAGGCTGATGAGCTTAATTGGTCTGGGGCAGATGCAGAGTTTGGCGGCAAGAAGGTCACTAAGCAAGCGTTGGTTGATTACTTATCTGAAAACACTGACATGATTGAAGAAGGTTTATTGGAAAGCTTTGGCAAGCTTGGCGGTGAGGCAAAGTCAGCGGATGAAATGGTCAATGAATATGTAGAAAACGCATTAGATAACGAGGTTGAATATTACCGCACTGAGTACGCGCCAGAAATGGCTAGGGATAGTGGATATTATTCTACAATAGATGATCTTGATTTAGAGGAAATTGAAGAAGCTGCTGACGCTCTGGGTTATGAAAGCTCAGATGAATTTATAGAAAAATCTTATCGTGACTGGGTATATGTAAGGAATGACAACGGACAGTGGAAACAATTTGTAGATGATGAAGAAATTGGTTTAGATTATTTTGGTGAAGATCAGCTTCGCGATATGGCTGAAGAAAGTCTTAGAGACAACGCACAGTACGAAGCAGACAGAGATCCAGCGGGGTTCTTTGAGCAATATTTAGGCGGCGATGCAGATGATTATTATAACCAGCAATTTAGTGAGGGTGATACAGAATATTCTCAATACTTCACTGAAGGCGCAGAGGATTATAATGAAAAGCTATATCAGTTTGTAGACCCAACAGGAAAAATAGATCCAAGCGCGTTGGCGAGGGGCAGTCATTTTGATGACAATTACCGGCAAGGGTTAATAGCTCACGCAAGAACGGGAAGGTTTCCCTCAACAACTGGCGATGATGTGCGGTTGGTTGGTGAAATACAATCTGACGTTGCTCAAGAGGCAAGAAAAGCTGGGTCTAATCTTCAGACCAGAGAAGAAATGATTGCTGGCAGTGAATTAGAAAGAAAGATTTTTGATGCAAACACAGATTACAATCGTGTCAGGAATGACCTTGTAGACCAGTTTAGTCAAATGTCCGATACGGAAAGAGCAAAAATAAATGCAACTATTGCAGAGGCAAATTTTAGAAACTTGCGTGAAAACGCTGAATTTAAACTGTTTGCACCAAATGAACCCACTATAACTCAACTTGAAGATCAAAGTTTCACGGTGCTTCCAAAAAGAAAACTTCCAGAAAGCATTAAAGATTGGGGTGACGCTGAAATAACTGCTTTTAAAGATTATGTGCGTGGGCATTCAGAATATCCGGAGCCTACGAAAATACGCGATAGTCCCGCATCTTACAGACATAACTTAGACAGGGTGATGCAGTTAATCAGTAAAGGCACAATTAATCCAGACATCCCAAAACTGCATGAAATGGCATCAAATTTTAAAACAATAGAAACAACAAGAAATGAAGCAATTGAAAATTTACAACCATTGCAAAATATTTCTCGCCGCGAGCCAGACGGTGTTGAAACCGTAGAAAGCGCAAATCTTACTGAGGGCGCACCTTTCGTAGATAGCACAAACAAATGGGTAGACATGGCGCTGCGCCGTAATCTATTTGATGCGATCAGAGAAGGTTCCGATGTCATGGCCGTTCCTAATTCCGATATGGTCAGAGCCATGACGTATGGAACAGAAAAAGGGCAAGGCGAGTTTTATGACCGCATTGTTCCCAAGAGGTTTCAAGATGTTGTTCGTAGGCTAGATAAGAATGCAAAGCTTGAGCCTATGCAGATAGATACGCCAGATGGAAATAAGTCTGTTGCCGGTTTGCGATTAAGTGACGAGTTTATAGCAAATGTTGCTAAAAAGGGCATACCAACATTTCTTGCGGCTGGGGCTGTTCCAATGACAGGTTTTATGGATTACTTGCAGGGTCAAAAACAGGAAGAGCAAAGACAAATGAATAACTTGCTTGGATACGGGGGCTTTATGTAATGCCAATAGAAAACTACACAGAACTAAAATCCAGCATAGCTGATTTTCTCAACAGGGATGACCTAACGTCAACAATCCCTAGTTTCATTGCTTTGGCTGAAGCTAACTTCAACCGCAAAATCAGACATTGGCGGCAAGAGAAAAGATCAACAGCTATTGTAAGCGCACAATACACTTCTTTTCCTTCTGACTTTATGGAGCCAATCAGGTTCAGCCTTACAAGCGACAACACGCGGCGGCTTGAGATGGTGGGTCAAGGAACCATGATGGAGATGCGCGAAAACAATAAAGACACATCAGGCATACCTCAGTTCTTTGCTATTACTGATGGATCGTTAGAGTTGTTTCCTACCCCAGCGTCAGATCATACAGTTGAGATGGTTTATTATGGTAAGCCAACAGCACTGAGCGATAGTAACGCTACAAATTGGCTGCTGACTTACTATCCTGATGCGTACCTTTACGGATCTCTTATGCATAGTGCGCCTTACTTGGCAGACGATGGCCGTATCCAAATATGGGCGGCATTGCTGCAAAGTGCAATTGATGGTATAAATCAGGACAGCGAAGAAGCAAAATTCAACAGCGCGGGGCAGCGCATTAAGATCAGGAGTTACTGATGGCGACTTTAAATGATCGCGTTTTAGACAACGGTCTAACCGTTCTGGATACGGAGGCCAACCGCGTTGATATTTGCTCGCAAGAGCCAACATCATATGCGGAAGCCACAAGCACATACACGCTTGGCAACGAAACCAGCATAAGCATATCGGCTCCCGCTGATGCCTCGCCAAACGGGCGCAAGGTTACGCTGGCGGCTGTGAGCGGCGCATCTGTGACAGGCACCGGCACGGCTACGCATTACGCCATATCCGACACCGGCAACAGCCGCTTGCTGGCGACTGGCTCGCTGTCGGCATCTCAGGTGGTTACATCTGGCAACACATTCTCGTTGACTGCATCTGACATCCGCATCCCAGATCCAGCGTAAGGTATAGATATGGTTGTGCTGAAAAACAGAGCTAAGGTGGCAACCAGTACAACTGGCACCGGCACCATTACACTCGGCGCAGCAGAGGATGGCTACCAGACATTTGCTGCATCTGGCGTTACCGATGGTGACGTTGTTCGATACGTCCTAGAGGATGGCAATAACTGGGAAATCGGCACGGGCGTATATACGGCTTCTGGCACAACCCTTACCCGCAATGTGATCGAGAGCAGCAACAGCGATGCTGCGATTAATCTTAGTGGCGATGGGATTGTGTTTATCGGGTTTACCGTTGAGGACGCTGACAACCTTTTTGATCTAAATATTGCGCTAGGATAGACAATGGCTAACACGTTTAAAAATTACACCTCTGCTTCAGTCGGAACGGGGGCTACAACCGTATATACGGTTCCCGCTTCAACTACCGCGATCATGATGGGCTGCAACTTGTCAAACACAACAACCAGCCAGATCGCCGTGGATGTCCAATGCGCTGGCGTCTACTTGGTCAAGGGCGCTCCGATCCCAGCCAACTCAGCTTTGAGTGTGCTGGACGGTAAGATCATTTTAGAGGCGGCTGACACCGTGGTTGTCACCAGCGACACAGCCAGTTCAACGGATGTTATCGTAAGCGTTCTGGAGCAAACCTAATGGCGGGATACATTGGAAGCAAGACGGTAAACCTAAGCACAACCGGCGCTGATATTGCTGGCGATGCTGATGTCAGTGGTGCGCTGGATGTAGGTGGTGCATTTACTTCGCAAGGCATTGATGATAACGCCACGAGCACTGCTATGACACTGGATACCAGCAATAATGTTGGCATTGGGACGAATTCGCCTAGTGAAGTCCTTGAGCTGACAGCAGGTGCAACCAACTTTGGCCTTTTAGTAAACAATGCGAGTGGCAACCCATCACGCATAACGCTAACCAACTCTGAAGGGTCGGGCTATATAGACCAGAACAACAACCTAATGCGTTTTAATCAGTCGGGTAGCGTTGATGTAAGCCTCGATGCGAGCGGTAACCTGCTTGTGGGGACTACGAGTTCAGGTGTTGCGTCATCATCAAGTAATGCAGGTATTCAACTTAACTCAAGCGCAGATTACATTGGTATAGCACGTTCTGGCGGTCAGCCTCTTTATTTAAACAGACTTAGTAATGACGGCACCCTGATTGACCTCCGCAAAGACGGCTCCACTGTGGGGAGTATTGGGACTAAATCTGGTTCTTTAGTTGTTGATGGAACGTCTGGTTACACTGGTATTTATTTTGCATCTGCGCAATGGATACCAAGAGATAACGGGTCTGATGCTGACAACGTAGTTGACCTTGGTGCGCCCTCATTGCGTTTCGACGACATCTACGCCACCAATGGCACAATCCAAACCTCTGACCGCAACGAAAAGCAAGACATTGCAGAGCTATCTGACGCAGAGCAACGTGTAGCTGTAGCTGCCAAAGGCTTGCTGCGCAAGTTCCGCTGGCGTGATGCAGTAGCAGAGAAAGGTGATGAAGCCAGAACACACTTCGGCATCATTGCGCAAGACCTACAAGCAGCATTTGCGGCTGAAGGTTTAGACGCTGGTGACTACGCCATGTTTATCTCTACAACTTGGTGGGAAACACAGACAGAGGTGCCAGCGGTAGAAGCTGTAGCAGAGGTGCTTGATGAAGACGGTAACGTAGTCACTGAGGCTGTAGAGGCCGTTGATGCCTACACCCGCACCGATACATATGAAACACAAGAAGAAGCGCCAGAGGGTGCTACAGAGCGCACTAGGCTTGGGGTTCGCTACAGCGAGCTACTGGCGTTCATCATAGGAGCTTTATAATGTCCGGATACATAGGCCCCGCACCAGTCCCGCAGTCCACCCAAACGCGGCAGACGTTCACGGCCACCTCTGGTCAGACCAGCTTTGCCACGGCGGGTTACACGGCGGGCTTCGTGGACGTCTATATGAACGGCGTCAGGCTGGTCGATGGCGCATCTAACGATTTTGTTGCGACAAACGGATCTGAAGTTTTACTGACATCTGGTGCTGCCACTGGCGACATCATCGATGTGCTGATGTTCACGGCGGTTGACCTTGCGACTGCGGTTGGCGGGGGCAGATACAAAGGTGAACGTGGTACGCTTGGCCCTGCGGCTGCGGCTGGT